AAAAATTCAATAAGTAATTTTCCAGCTGTATAGTCTGCGTTTGTTGCTGCACCAGTTACCATATAAATATATTTATCTGCTGCTGGCGGTGTTGGAATACTGATTACGCTGTTTAAAGCTAAATCACCACTGTCACACATTTGTACTTGGTTTGATAAACCTGTTATTGCTGCATCTTCTGTACCAGTTGCTTCATCCGCATACCATAAGTTGATATCTGGATCTCCACCTGCTGGAGCTTCTAAGCAAGTTAATTTTCCGCCTAGAACTGTTCCATTTANTGCTGCTGTGATTTGTCCAATATGAGAATTAGCAGTTGCTGCTTTTCCAATAATGTCACCAGAACCAGATGATGCTAAACCTGTTAAGTCAATTAAAATTTTAGTATGAAAAATACCTCCTGTTTTAATTACTGAAGCTGCATAAACTGTACCTGTACCAGTTGTAATACCCGTACCAGCAGTTGTTGCAATAGTATTTCCAGTTAGAGTTGATCTTCCTGTTACACCTAATGTTCCAGCAACTGAAGTGTTACCGCTTGAATCAATAGTTGTGTTTTCTGTAACAGCACCTGTAGTGCTATTTTTTGAAATTTGTGAAAAGCCAGTTTCCGATCTGACTGTTCCATTAAAAGTAGTTGTTCCCATAGTCTTTTCCTTTTGTTATTATGTCTGCCTAAGCAGTCTGTGGGTTATGTAAGGGGGCACTTTTTATGGCGCCCCCTGTAATTGATTTAGCTTGGGTTTGATCCAAACACGCCACGCCAGTCAGAGAAACCAAAAGAGTATCTCTCTCTTGCTTTGTATCTAACGTTGCCAGTTTCGAAATCACCTTCCATAGAAGATTTGATAGGAGCTCTACCAAACATCTTCATACCGTTAGGTGAATCAGTTCTGATAAAGAAATTGTTTGCATCAGTAAATCTGTGATTTACATAATATCCACCAGGTAACATACCCATTGAATTTGCTGCATTGATATCATTATCAGCTGTACCCACTCTACCTGGAGATTTTAACAATCTCTCTGCAACAAACACTAATTGTCTTGGAATATGCAAAGTTTTACCTTGCAATGCTACTGGGATATCTCTATCATCAGTAAATCCAGCAATAGCAATTAAAGCAGTTTCTAAAGAAGTTTCAGAAAGTTCTGCTTGTACTGCATATGTGTTAGATGCTGTAGATCCACTTTGAAGTGGGTGCGCAGTCGAACATAATACAACTCCGTCGCCACCTAATTGAGAAGATGAAAACGCATTGTTGTATACATTTGATGCTTTTGTTTGTTTTGCAGAAGCCATTGATCTAGCTAATGCTTTCGTTAATCTAGTTGACAACTTGTCATACAGATTGTCTTCCATAGCTTCCTCAGTAATTGAGAATGCCATAGCAACTGTTTCGTGTTGATATCTAGCGATCCAACCTTCTCCAGTATCTGCATAGTTAACGCCTTGACCTTCCATTTTTACAGAAGCTTCCCCAAAACCTGGGAATAAAACTTCTTCTTCGAAGGCTCTATTAGATGATTCCTCATCGAATAGTACTGCATGTTCATTTTCGTGACTGTTATATTCAGTCCCAAATATTGCATGTAAGCCAGGTACTAATTCTTTAAGGAGCTGTGCTCTTGAAATAGCCATAGTGTATTATCCTTTCCTAATTAAATACCTGTAACGCCTGTAGCGCCGTTACCATGTTGATGTGAGTTAATTCTCACTAGTACGTCCATAGTAGTTCCAGCTGCTGTGTAACCCAAATCAGTTTCCGCACTACCTAAAACCTGTAGTGGGAATGTGTTTGTTGTTGCTTTAGTGCTAGAGTCTGCTACGAGACCACTTTTGTGAGTTATTGATGAGCCTGTAGGTGATGCTACAATTTGTACCAGTTCTCCAACGTTAGCTGCTACCAAAGCGGTAGCCGCTTGGTCTGCTTGAATCTTAAATAAAGTATTAGGGTCGTCATAGACATATGCTTTATATTGAGCTTTAGCAACTTGGCCGTTAGCGATTGAACGTACAAACTTTACATCTCCAGTTGAATTGTCCTGAAATTCTGCTCCCCAGAAAACACCAACAACAGCTCCAGGTGAAGCAGCTCCTACATCAGTAACCAAAAGGCCCGCTGAGTAAGTAACTAAATCCCCTTCAAAGTATGCTGTAGGTGCAGTAGCAGCTATTCTATAGCCGTTACCATCAGTAAAATTGTTGGCTCTGATTGTTCCGCCAGTAGCTTGTCGTACTGGTTCTAATCCGTATCCTGCCATAATTTTCTCCTTAGTGCAAGTTTAAAGTTAATCAGTTTGATAAAGCGCTGTCAGTTAGACTTACTTTTCAAACTTTGGTCTTTCGATTCGTCCACCTCTTGTCGAAGAAGAAGTAGAGTCATCAGTGACTGGCATATTTGGATTTTGCTGACGCATATATTCTGCGTTGTAGGCATTACCCATCTTTCTAGTCTGATCTTCGTAGTACGCTTTTTTCTGATCAACTAATTCTTTTGTGTTTTTCATAAGAATCAGATCACCAGATCTAACTGTACCTGCGTGTTTGCCAGCAGACATTACGTCAGCATGATAGTCATCCCCAAGTTCATTAGGTGTAACTGGCTCATAGCCTTCGCGTAGTCTTTCGTGAACATTTGCATCATCTGTGTTATTCAATAATTCATGTCTAACCCAGACATATTCCATGTCCGCTTGTTTTTTGTTTTCAGGAATATCTAATTTTTTCATAGGTTCCCAAACTTTTTTTCGAGTTGCCGAAGCTCTAGTTGTACGACTGGTTTGTGTTGCTTTTGTCATCTTAACCTCCCGCCTGTGTTTGGCGCACTTTTTGTCGCGCATATTCTTGTAGAGTAACTCCCAATCTGTTAGCCATTCAACTTCCGTTTTTGTTAGCTTAACTTGGTTCTTACCCACGAGTGGAGCGCGTACCACCCATAACTGTTGGAATTTTTTTCACTGATTTATTTTTAAATTTCTCAGGAAACTCGTCCCTTATTCTCATATCAAGTTCGTTATAATATTCATCTGAACTAGTGTTAGGTTGTATACCTTCTTCTATAAGTTCTTTATGAATTACCATAGCTGCTTGAGTCATGATTCGATCTTTAGTAGTAGATCCTCCAAACCATTCGTTTCTTTTTTGCCAAGTTAGAGCTTTTCTATCTGGCGCTGAACTACTAGTTTGTTTAGGTTCTTCTTTCTTAACTTCTTTTCTAGGAGAAGTTTCTGCTCTTGATTTATATTGTTCAGCTACTAAAGATTCTGCCTTAACTGATGCTAAAGCATCTTGTGCTTTAATTTCTGCATCAATATCACCAGACTCTTTTGCTGTACGCAAAGCAGATAAAGATTGTTTTTCCTGAGCTTTTAATCTATCAATATATTGATTAATCGCGTGTAATTCTGAATCTTGTGTACGAGACTGTAACTCAGCTCGTTCAGAAGACCAAGCTTGTTCTCTACTTGAGAGATCATTTAACTTAGCTTCTAATTCTTTTTTCTCTTTGACAAGACGTTTAATGCGTTTTTCTGCACGTTTGCCAAATACCTTTTTATCTTTAGATTCATCTTCCTCTTCAGATTTTTCCACTTCATCTTCTTCTTCGTCATCAACTGACTCAGATTCTTCTTCTATGGTCTCTTCGGATTCTACTGGAGCCTCGGTATTTGTAGGCTCTTCAGGTTTTTCTGTACCTTCAGATTCGTCTGTTGGAAGTTCTACAACTATGTCTTCTTCTTCTAGTTGTTCTTCCTGTTTTTCTTCGTCTATCATTTAGATCTCCTTCGGTTGCGACCCGCGTTTATCGCTTAAATACTATTGTATACTACATGCAAACTAATTGCAAGTCTATTTATGCGTTATTTTGTCAGGATCTGGTACAATTGCTAAAACTTCGTCATCATTTATCATTGCATACTCTTCCCCATCATATTTAAACTTTAATCCTACATATTTAGCAGTAAGAATCCAGTCTCCAACTTTGCACCATTTGCTGTTTTTGTCATGATAACAATCATCTCCCATATCTATAACTTTAGATACTACACATGCATGTTTGGCTAAATCTTTAGTATCATCTGTTAAGATAATACCTCCTTTAGTTTTTTCTAAAATTTCTCTTGATTTTATTAATAATCTAAATCCTGAAGGTTTAGGTAAGTTTTGTTTATTCATCTACAATCTCCTGTTTGTATAGTTTTTTATATTCATCTGATACTCTAGCTTTCATATCTTCTAAAGTATGAGCAATGCCTAACATATATTTAT